CTTGTCCTTTTTTAAAACCATCTTCATCAAATGATTCAATACTTCCTATGTATTCAATATCTGGATCAAAATAAAGTTTTTTTCCATTATTTAATTTTTGTTCTTCTTGAATATATTCCATTTCTTCTGGATTTAAATAATAATCTCCTTGAAGTCTTAAAACATCTTCTTTATAAGGATCAGCACTTGGAGTTTTTTTTACCATTTTTTTTATAATCAGATTTAGAAGGCATTAAACCTTTTTCTAATTTTTTAGTATTAATCTTCTTCATCTAGTGTTTTTTTTAAAGTTTTAATATCTTTATCAGAAGCAGGTAAAATATTTTTTTTGAATTGATCAGTCATTTCAGATAATTTTTCTTTAAAATTTTTCATATCTTTTTCTTTATCTGACATTGATTCATCTGGTGTCATTTTAACTCGTGCAGGGTTTGTATGTTCAAATCCTTCTTTAAGAGCTTCTTTTAAACCAGCTAATCTTTTTTCTATATCTTTAGGCATAATTAAATTACTCTCTTAATGATAATACCTTGTGGTTTAATTCCCATTAAACTTTGTTCAAAATTTTCACGATTAACTTGATCTTGATCAACCTCTTTTACAATTTCATTATCATTATCTTGCATAGCTCTTTTTAACATTGCTGCATCTTCTTTAGCACTAGGAAACTTTTCGTAAAATCTTTTATTTGAAGCTTTTACATCTTCTATTCCATATTGTTTATTATTCTTCACCATCTAAGTCCTCCGGTTTTGATAATCTTTGAGAAATTATACCTTGAAAACAACTTTGTGTAAAGCTAGGAATCATCATTTCAGATATAGGATTTTCTGGATGTTTAGTATGATAAGATATGCAAGGAGTTCCTCTCTTATCCCATGCTATTAAAGCATATCCTTTTAAATCCATTCTATCAGTAATTGTAATTGCTGCTGTATGTAAAGCATCTATTATTTTTTCGTTTTCATGACGAGTTAATACTCGTGATGATGGCTTTTTATTAAAAACGTTAAGAGTAATAACGTTTGTGTTTTCTATACTTTGTAATTTTTTCGTCATAATCTTCTTCAGGGTCATCTGGGTGTACTACTAAAAATCCTTCTCGTATTCGCATAAGAGCTTGTACACAAGTGTCGTGTACATCGTCATACTTACCGTAAGGAAATTGAGCAGATTCCTCTATTACATCTTTAGTCCATTCTTTATCAAGTGTAAAGACTAAACCACCTTCAAACATACTTGCAACGCTATGTGTTCTTGAAACTTTATCTCTATCTGGAGAAAATGTAATTACAGGAACACCTGATCTTCTCATATCTTGTATTAAAGATTGACCCGAGGCTCGTTTTTCAATTAATACACCATCGGGCATCCATTCTTTAAAACTATCTTGTGCACGTTTTCTTAAATCTGGATATTCTAATCTTTCTTTCCATGCATCTAATAATATACATGCAGCGTAAGGTTTATTTTCTTCATCACGAGCTGTAAATACTCCCCATGTAGTGCATGCACTAAAGTCGGCTGTAGAAGCTGTACTAAATGCTGTATCATAAGATTGTATTACATAACTTAATACTGGAATTTTTTTCTCGTTATATATATTCCACCAATTTCTTTTAATAATAGATCCCTCTTCATTTGCTGGTTGCTGTTGATAAAGCGATTGCCATACTCGTTGACCTACTGTATTTTTTATTTTTTCTAAATCTTCTTTTGAGTATGCCTCTGGCCATAAAGCATTTCCCTCAGCATCAATTGCAGGTAAATCTAAAACTTTCCAATTTTCTTTTGACTCTGATAAAATAAAACCTGCTAAATCTTCTTGGTGCCATCTCGTTTGTATTAATATTATTTTACCACCAGGTTGTAGTCGTGTATAAGCTACTGATTTATACCAATCAATTAAATTTTTACGTTGAACTTCTGATTCAGCATCTTCTCTTCCTTTTATTGGATCGTCTATAATTAATAAATGAGCACCTCGACCTGTTATTGCTCCACCTGCACCTACCGCACTATATGTTCCTCCTTGAGTTGTATGAAAACGTTTAGCACTTGTAGAGTCACTTCGTAAAGCTACATTTTTAAATACTTCATTAAAATCTTGAGATTGAACTTGATTTCTTACTTTACGTCCAAAATCGTCAGCAAGCTCTTGAGCATATGTTGCTTGTATAATAAATTCGTTTGGATTATTTCCTAAATACCAAGCTGGAAAGAACTCGCTACATAACATAGATTTTCCATGTCGTGGCGGCATAAAGACTGCAAGTCTTTTAATTTCTCCTGTTTCTAATAATTCTAAATTTTTAGCAATTAGTTGTATATGTGCCGGATTTTTATATCCTGGAAAAATATGTTTAGCATATGAAATTAAATTTTTTCTACAAGTATTATGTTTTAAAATAAAATTAAAAAATTCTATTACTTCAAGAGCACGCTTATCTTTAGTTTTTTGATAAAGTATAATCGCCTCATTTAATTTTTGTTTGATCGATTGTTCTTGCATTTTGAAGTCCTACTCCTATAGCTCCTTTTTGAATATATATATTAAATAATTCTTTTAATCTAATAAAGGGATCTCTTTTTTTACTAAGAACTAATTCCCATGCTTCTGATTTTTGACCTATTTTATTAAGATACCAAGCTAATTTTTGTATATCTTTTAATCTTAAATTTTTCATACGTTCACTATGTAAATCATTTGGATCTTCAGGATTTCCTTCGTTATATTTTCTTTCTTTAAAAGTCTCATCATTATTATTACCAGTTATATCAGCTCTATCATGAATAATATTAATATCTATATCTCTCATTATATCTAAACTATAAGCTATCTCGCTAATCCATGCATCGTTTTGACCGTGTAAGCTTATATGATCTAAGAGTATAAACCAATCTCTAGGAAAAATTGGAAATATAGCATAAGGGTGTGAAGTTTGTTCTTTTACACGTAACACACGAAACGTGGATCCACGGTCCATAATTTTACTATCCCAATATTGAGTTGTCATTATCGCATCATCGTTAAAGAACATTAACCATTTACCATGAGAATAAAGAGCTAACGTATTATTATATTTATGAATATTTTCATAACCCATAGGTTTAAAAGTTAGAACTCCTTGATTTGGATATAAACTTGTCTTTAAAAATTTTATAGTATCAATATCATCTTCATCTACTGCAAATAAAAATTGTAACTTATCTGGATATTTTGAAGTGTTAATTAATGATTCTATCGATTTTTTTAAAGTATCTACTCGCTTACGTGTAGGAAGTAATATTGTAATATTAATCATTCGTCTACCCTAAAGCTTATAAACTTTAGGGTAAACAAAAAAGTTTATTTAATCTTCATCATTATCAGAATAATCTTCATGATCGGAGGATTCTGAACAATCAGAATGTACTTCTTCTAAGTCATTTAGAAGATCATCTATTTCAGCTTGTTTGTCTCGAATACTTTCAATTATATCTTCGAAACCTTTTTTCTTTTTTCCCATAACCACCTCTTTTGTTTTATTTTGAGATCGTGACTATACAAATAAATTTATAAAAGAAAAGAAAATTATTTTTTATTTGTTTCGTAGAACATTTTATTAGTATTATCAGTTACCCAATCTTTATTTTCGACATTCCATTCCGAATGCTGGACCATATAGTCAGGCCAATGTGACGAAGTAGTAAAGCTAGATATGTTCCACAAAATGCGATTATTAGGCTGAATAGCGTAATTGCCGTTATCAAGAGCCAGAACGTGTCCGCACTTATGTTCTGAAGGGATCTCAGAATGCTCCGTGTCCAAAATGTTAGGTTCCGGATGAGCCCAATCAATCGTGAATAAATAATCACCGTGATGAAATTTTTTGTCATGACCTAAATATTTACCTTTTTGTCCGATTAAAAAATCAAAAGTAGTAATACTAGGATAATAACTAAATGAATTCCATAGCTGAAGATGTTCGAGGCTTTGATCTCGAACTTGTCCATCACCCTCACCA